TTACCAGACTTAGCGTGTCGCATTTGATCATCACCTAGATTAGATAGGCTGATAAGGGCAGATCTTCTAACTCCACCTACCACAACTACTTGACCAACCTTACACATAAGATCATGGCACTCTACAGGATACAGCCTTCTTCCTTTAGCCTTGTTAAAAACACTCACAGTAAAGTCAAACAGTTCCACTAAAGGTTCAGCACCAGATGCCCTGCCACCCATAGTCTTTAGCTTTGCACCTGCAGGTCTAACCTGTGACACATCCCAACTAGGAACTTGTCCAGAATAAAGTAATGCAACCAGTTCCTTATAAGCTTTTGCCCATCCTAATCGACTATCGGCAACCGTTATAATTGTATCACTTTGATGAAAGTTTTCAGCAACAACAGGTAGCTTATCCACATGTTCTCTCTCTACAGAAAACCCTACACCTGTACCACACATCAATATGTACATTGACTCATCAAATGCTCTTGGATGATCCACAGGAATATAACTGCAATTATACCCACATACATTATCTTTATGTAACGCTTCTCCTGCTGTCATCATTGCTCTCATGGATGGCATAACTTTCATTTCAATTATACTGTTATACAACTGATCATACAGACTACCTATACTGTCAATGCCATGATTCTTCTGTAAGTGGTTGCACATATAATCGAGATAACGTGTTACAGTTTCATTCCAAGTTTCTCGCCTACTGTCTTCTTCTCTCCATCGAGCATAGCGAGACTTGTGTATAAAGTCTTGATACGGTGTGGGTAAATTCTTCATTTTTCTGTTCTATCCTCTTTCATTTTGTATAGTCGTCAACCACTTTAATCTCTATAAGTTTATTCAAATACCATTCTGCTTTCTTCAAATCCTCTACAGGCTTGCCCTTATACCTGTATCTCCAGAGGTATTTTAAAATTACTCCTTGAAGATAAAATTCATACCCCTCTCCTGTAGATGCACGGATAGCATCAATACATTCTATATCGTTTACCTTATAATGTGGTGGATGATTCACCATATCTTCTGTCATTGCTTTTCTCCAAAATCTACTTTAATAATATTATCTTTGCTAGTATGCTTCAGTTTAACTTCACGTTCTAAACCTTTACGCATCTCTATTCTTGATGCACCTAAAGCTATCACACGATCAAAGTGTGTGTCAAGCATTTCTAACAATCCTTCCTGTGCAACAGATGCTGCACAAGGTAAATCATCTGGATTATCCACTTTAGTTGTATCATAAGCAGATAAAGTAAACTGTTCCTCATCAACCTTTTCTAATATTATATAGTATCTGTTAGGCAACAGGGTAAATCGTTCTATTGTTTTTTTGTCATCACTCATTTTTTCAACCAATCTAAAGGCACTACTTTATTTGCCCATTTAAAATTATGTTTTCCACACCATTGACCATAACTTGTTCTGCTTCCTTTGTAAATCTTTTGATGACAATTCATAAACAAAAATCGTATATCCAATTCTGGATGTTGCTGTTGCACCAATAGCATTTTAGTTCTGTCTGCTGGTAAGAATCTACCCTTTGCTTCTATGTATATGTCTGTTTCTGGAATATAGAAATCTGGCACATATACTTTAATTTGTGGTCTGTACTTAATCTTATGTTGCTCGTATTCAAACTTCCCACCTTGCAACCTTATTTCCAGAGCCACACGTTTTTCAAACTGTGATCTATAGGTAATCATTTTTAAATCTTTCTATATGTTTTGTAACTAACTTCTCTACTTTAGGAGAATGTTTCTTTAATTCTTCAAATTCTTTTTCAAATGGAAGTATAGGAAAACAAACCAGATTAAAAGTTTGCAACTTCATAGCTACAACTTTCAACTCTTTTTCTAATTTTATTATATCACGATTTTCTGTTGGTTGGGTTAAGTAACCTTCTATCGAAAAGTTTTCCCTTAACGTTATTGGTAAACCTCGCAAGTGGTTGCGTAGGTAAGACATCTGTCTTCCACCCCCTGTCTGTGTATGACTTTCCACATAGATAACCGAGACATGTGGATTCATCGTAAGGATGTCTAATGGATATGACTCTGTAAATAATATTGTCATCAGAGACTCTTCTGAGCATAAGTCGTGTACCAAACATTAGGTGGAGATTTTGCCCTTGATGTTATCTTAGGTTGGTAAGATGCTTTTGACCAACAATGTGATTTGTATTCGCAGAACGTACACATCTTAGGCATTAATTTGTTTTTTGTTCTTACTGTTTCACCATTGACTCTGTATGTTTCCCATTCTGGTGTAAATGGTATTTTAAATTTATTAGATTTAATCTGTCTTACTATATTGTTGGCTTCAAGTATAAGCTGTTTTCTTTCTTCCATCTGATCTTCTGGTGCAGGAACTACTGCCCATTCTCCAGATGATTTGTTTATAACTATCCATCCACCAAACGGAAGGTTCTTAGATTCTCCGTACAGATGCCCTTGCATGATGTACCCAAAAGCATCATCTTCTTTAATTGTGTCATACCCCTTTTTAAATTTATAATCAAAGGAATAGGGGGATGCAGATTTTATATCCCAGACTTTAAGTTCGCCTTCTTCATCCAAGATTACATCAAGTGTACCCTTTATAAGTTCACCATCAAGAACCAACTCACAATGTTGCTGTTCTCCAACAACTCTAATTCCAGATGCTTTCATAACCAGCATGGCAACTGCTTCAACCAAGTCACCAAACAGGAAACGCATTACATCATTGTATGAACTTTGCTTGGGTTGCCCCTTCATGTTCAGTTGTTGCTGACAGACAGGTCTGCCCAATCCAGACATACGTATTCTTTCTTGGGCATCCTTCTGTCTAGAGAACTGCTTTTCTACTGCCTTTCCACATGCAGTTTTAAATTCCTCTACTAACTGTTTAGGGAGAGTCACCTCTCCCCTCACAGCCTTCTCCAAGAAATCTTGGATGTTAAGCAGCATCAGCATCGAAATCTTTCGATAAGTCTGTATCCTCGCTAGAAGATTGTAACTTAACTGCTTCACGATACTGATTCATAATCCCTGCATTGGTTGCTTTAATTGTATCAGCAAACATAGACATCAACGATTTATCATTCTCTGTAATTCCATCCAGATACTGATGTTCTGTAAGGACAGGAACAAAAAACGTTACAGACCCTTTCTTTAGTCTGCTTGTCTTTAGATTAATCTCTACCTTCTGCATAATACGTTTGGTAGTTCCACTGGTTATGTTGTTAATAAAATTGTTAACAGGCATAAACCCAGATCGCTTAAAGTATGACATGGCAGGTACTTCATCCAAAAAAACTTCTTTGCCATCAGCATCTTTAAATGTTCCAGTAACTACACAATAAAGCAACTGGTTGCAGTTCACTGCTTTTGAGGTGATAACTCTTGGATCATCATCAGGTAAAGCTTCCACCTCATCCTTTGACAATCTACCACATTTGTTGCCACCCATAGAGTCTGGGAAATCCCCACTCATTACAGTTTTCTGTATTGAAGATGACACAGATCTACCCTCTTCTGAATCCCATAAAGACCAGAAAAAAGTACGCATAAAAGGGCGAATAGTAACAGTTTCTGCATAAACAAACCTGCCCTCATGCTGGATTCGCCAAGTACCTTTCTTTAAGGACTTGCCATCCTCTGTGTCAGTATCATAGTTGATTGCAAGTTTTGGTAGCATGTTCTTAGTTGCTCCATCACTTTGCCCTGTAAGTGCCATTAACTTTTCTTCGTTCTCTTCGGAAAAGGCACTTACCAAGCCATCCAAAGCACTGTCTACTGTCGATAATTCTGTACTCAAAATAAATTCTCCTTTTAAAGTACGGTTAGTGATAAGTCTATCATATAGGATAAACTACATCAGTGTCAAGCCAATTCTTACCTTTTTTTATTTCTATTCCGATTGGCATATTATAATTGAGGTTATACCTTAACTTTAATTCCTTTGCAACCCCTAACATGGAATCTTTTAAAATATTTATTACCTGCTCTTCTTCACTTGGATAACAATCCACCACAATCGAATCATGCACTGTGTTGCAAACAAGAGAGTTAAGTCCTTGTAATTGTTTATTTAATTCAACCAGACAACAGGGCAACACATCTGCAGTTGCAAACCCCTGCACAGGATAATTACAGATAGCCGTTCTGTTGGTTGCAGTACCATACCTTGTCCACTTAGTGTCTGGGAAATAATACGTTCTTCCAGATGGCAACACTATATGTTTCTTGTTAACTGCATCCCTCTGAAGTTTATCATGCCAATCTGTAATGTCAGAATACTTTTCTTTAAATGCCCTGTAATATTTCTGTTGTTCTGGTGTTCCTGTCGTTCCACCATATAAAGGTTTGAATGTATGACCTTTTGCTGTCTGCCTGTCACACCCAATAATGGATGCAGTGTATGAATGTACATCTGTTCCGTCTACCACATCCTGATATGCTTGAGTATCTTTTGCCAAAAATCCTGCAACTCTAAACTCAAGCTGTGAGTAATCTCCTTCAATGATCGACCCACCCTCAAACCTGCTTTCCACAACTTTCCTAATACGAAACGTTGATCCACGTGGCATGTTCTGAAAGTTCGGATTTCTTGACGATAGACGACCTGTAGCAGTAACACATTGCATAAATTCTGGATGTATAAAACTATTCGCATCAACATTGTTTTCCATTCCTTCCACAAAAGTATTCAGATATGTTTTCAAAGCAGAGTATCGTATATATAAAGTAACAAACTCCTGTGCCACTCCAGACAAGTTAGGCAACATACCTTCCAGTGTTCCTTTATCCGTTTTAAATCCTGCAGCAGCAACATCCATAACACCTCTAGGTACTATCTTCAATCCTGCAACTTCCTTATCTTCTCGATAGATTACTCCTGCACCATTGCATGGCTTACAGATCCGTACAGCTTTACCTACAGTACCATCTTTTTTATTTGGAGTGTACCTACCCTTGCCAAAGCAATTAGTACACTGAGAACCTCTGGTCTTGCGTTTAATCACAGTATTATCTCTTACTGTCTTGGCAAAAGCAGTCTTACTCATCCTCACACGTTGCTTATTTTTAAGAGTTGCACCACGTAATTCCTGTCCTATATTGAATATTCTCCCCCAATTATTCTTGTTGATAACATGTCGAGAATAGAACAGTATGGTTCTGTCATCTGCACTGTTCAAATTTACAGGTGTGTCGCCCATAACAGAGTAGACTATCTCATCGAGTCTTCTTTGGGTTTGATCTAACTCCTGTTCATACTCCTGCTTTATTTCAGCTAGAGTGTCTAAGTTTATTTTTATTCCTGCCTGTTCTATCTTAGCTAGAACATCTGTCATTTCAAGCGACAATCGCAGTGTCGGCAAAAGTTGTCGGTTCATTGTACAATTCCTCAAATGTTGTGCCAAAGGCTTTAAGTTGTTCTAAAGCAACTCTCTCTGTTGCTTCTACGTCTGCTCTTCCGTATTCCTCGATTATACCCCAAGGAATATTATAGAAGGTTACATTATTTTTTATATAGTCGTCAACCAAATCTTTCTTTTTTTCTGCTCCATACTTCTCAGCTACTGCTTTTAAAGCAAGCGGCCAACGTCTAGCACTAGCCAAAATATATTCAGCAACCATCGTGTCATATAGATGTCCGTTGTAGTTAAAGCCACACTCACGCAACCAAGTAATATCAAACTTAATATTATGACCAATAAGTACGTCTGCATGATTTAACGTGTCCTGCAGTAATTCACTACCATTGTGGCTAGGTTCTTGAGTAGAGTGATGAAAGCATAGGTAGTTGGTAATGCTATCCATATGTTTATAGCCCACGCTAACAAGCCGATTATTAAAATAAGGTAGAGCAGTTGTTCCCCCATTGAGTTTCTCCTTGTGTGTTGTTTCTACGTCAAGTGTTAAGTATCTCATTGTCCGTACTCCCATCTATAAAATATATGATCTTCAATTCGTGTTACGTATGTTTTAGTTGATGCCCAATCTGGCATAACTGTATAGCTATGGTAATGTGTTGCTCCTTCTAAGAATGGCTCTATGTCATTTTTAAATACTCCATAAGCTATTCCCATAGCTTGTTCCCAAGCTTCTTTATCATACTCTGGAACTTCATCACTCAAGCCATCGCAATACCAACTAAACTGACAGCGATGTCTAACCATGATGCTAGGATTCCACTTATATGTCTGTCCTTGCTTGACAACTCCACAAACTGTGTCTGGGAATCTATCATCATATACCCTGTTCATTGTTACTTCAGCTACTGCAACCTGTGCAATAAAACTTTGATTTCTAGCTTCCCAATATATGTTAAGTGCTAGACATGTGATTGCTTCGAGAATCATACCTTATCCTTTAATATATAATTGTCTATAAAATGT